TAAAAAAAATGGCATATAATGTAAGTTCTTTTTCTTCAAAAGAAGAGATTAAACAACAAGATATAAATGAAGTTAAAAGAAAAAAGGGTAAAAAAATACCTACTCAATTTTATACAGATCTTGAAAAGGCGTATATCTTCAAGGGTGGTTCATACTTTCATTTAGATGGTATTGATCTTGCTATGAATAAATTAAAATTTCATCCGCTTGGGGGTGGCTTTGGTTTATCATGTAAAATTGATGACAAGTTAATTGAGAACTATTTGAACGGGTCTTTTACTTTTACTGATCATATCCCCGATACATTATTAAAAGGGCGTTTTGGTTTTGAGTGTTGGGGGGAGGATTCTATTGAGGGCTTTTATTATGAACATCAGCGTTGGAACGGGTGGTTTAATCCTTACTTAACGCTTGAGGGCGTTGAAGCTTTTAATAAATTACAAGAAAAACATTTTAAAAATGAAGATAAACCTTTTTTTACAGTAAAGGGAATACAAGTTTATTTTTATGATGATCAAGAAAAACAAAATTATGAAATCAAACCATTAACAAAAGGGCTTGATGTTTTGTTATATGATTGCGGTCTTGGTTTTACTTGGGATTTAATTTAACTAGATTTTTAAAAGGGGGGAATAAATCCCCCCTTCTCTTTTTTATTCGTCGGCTTGTGCCTTGGGCGGTTCTAACATATTAATTGTTGGTTTATAGTTTTCTAAAATAAAAGGTGCTCTACTTTTTAAAAGTAATTCTACTTTTGTTTGTGCTTCTTCTATATCATTTGTTAAGACGACATTATCCAAACAACGTTCTTCTAAATGTCTTAGTCTAACAAGTTCCTTAGAAGTTTTGCTTTTCTTCATAATCCTGCCTGCGTGGGCCTCAGCAAACCTCTCAACTTGTTTATCTATATCCGTGCTTGAGATTGTTTCTCTTGCATCAAACCTATAAGACATATCATCTTTGAGCTTGTGCACGCCTGCGTACTTTCTCATAAAGCCTCTACATTTTTCTTGCAGCTCCCGACCCTTTTTTTCAAGCGCTTCCATTTCTTCTTTAAGTTTGTTAGCGCCTGTCTTAGCCTGGATTTCTGGAATTTTTGAATTTACAAATTCAGCTTGTTCCAAGTTAAATTGAGACTGTATTGCGTTTCTAGTTTCTTCAAATGAATTTCTGACTTTTGTTTTTAGTCGTTCAATTTGATATACTTTTGCTTGTGGCATTGTTTATCCTTTCGTTATTTGTTAATACCTACTTGAAATGTACAGGATAATTCCCATATAATCAATAGCCTTTCGTGATAAAAAAAGGGGGGAAGAACTCCCCCCTTGGAGCTGCTAATCTTGGTATTTAACCAATCTCATGTAGTACATAGAATAGGCATGAATATCACCAAATCGACCCCAATCCCCGCCGACTTCCCAAGCCTCGTCCATTCTCTTATTAAGCATATTGGCTTGGTGTTCTTCGAATGAACTTTCCCCATTGTTCCAACACTCCAAAGCGTCGTCGTCGGGGTGGTACATATTTCCCGTTTGAACTAGATGCCTAATGAAAGCCCTAGCGTCCTTTAGCGTTTCTATTTTTTTATAAAGAACAGAAGCCGATATCGGCTTCTGTTCATATTGTGAATAGTATTTCATTAATACCCCTTTGATAGATCAGCATAACTGAGATTGTGCGCATCTAAGCTTTCTCTTGTGAAATGCCTAGCCTTATCACTTACCCACCTATGCCAAGGTTTATTATAAGGGTCAAACTTAACTACATCATCTTTTAAATGAGTGTAGGTATACTTAACGTTAAATAAATCTAACTGTTTCATATCAGCTTCCTCATAATACTATTTACCATTTGGTTTTGATACTTAGCGTATAGCTTTGGGTTATCCTTCTTGAATTGAGTAGAATTAAACCTTGTTGACAAAACGTTCTTAAGTTTAATTTGTCTACCGATAATGATCTCATCTTCATTTTGTAGACTCATAAACGAATTAACGGCGCTATCTTCTCTAAGCATTTTGGCTTCTAGTTCCATGAACTTAATTTTCTTTTCAAGTTCAATCCATTTCAAAAGTTTATCTACTTTTAATCCTTTGTTAATGGCTTCTTTTTTAGTTATCTTTTTCATTTTATCACCTTTCGATATACGAAAGTATAACCCATAAAATCCCATAATGTCAAGCCCTCAATGAAACTTTTTTTCCTGTGGACTAGCCTGCAGCTAGAGATACTAAGCATTTTTGAAACTTGCGCTTGCCTTCTTGCACGACCCCCGACCCCCTAAATTTTGAATTGCTATACAGTAAACCTATAGTATAAATATATACACAAAAGATGAGCGATTTTATTTCAGATTTGGGTTCGATGTCCCAGGACGATCGTCAGTTATTTATAAAGAAATTAGAACTAAAACAACTTCAATTAAAAGCTGCAAAGAACTCTAGGGACTCCTTTAGCAATTTTGTAAAAAACATATGGCCCGACTTCATAGAGGGGAGGCACCATAAAATCATTTCTAAAAAATTGGAAGCCATCAGGGATAAAAAAATTTCTAGATTGATAGTGAATATGCCTCCTAGACACACTAAGTCTGAATTTGCTAGCTATCTCTTTCCCGCTTGGATGATGGGGCACAACCCTAAATTGAAAATTATCCAAACCACCCATACAGCAGAGTTAGCATATCGTTTTGGTCGTAAGGTCAGAAACTTAATGAACGATAATGAATTCAAAGCAGTGTTCCCAGGCACGGAGCTACGGGCAGATTCCCAAGCAGCAGGAAGATGGGAAACAAATCATGGGGGAGAATACTTTGCAGCAGGTGTCGGTGGTTCCATAACCGGGCGTGGTGCAGATTTACTCATTATCGACGACCCCCATTCCGAGCAAGATGCTCTTTCGAAGACTTCCATGGCTAATGCATGGGAATGGTACACCTCAGGACCTAGACAACGTCTTCAACCAGGGGGAAGTATCGTTGTAGTTATGACTAGATGGTCAGAAGATGACCTAACTGAGCGCCTAATAGAGGCTCAGATGAAAGATGAGAACGCTGATAAGTGGGAAATTGTAGATTTTCCAGCGATCATGGACGACGGACAACCGCAATGGCCCGAATATTGGAAAAAAGATCAACTCGACGCCGTAAAAGCCTCTCTTCCTGTAGGAAAATGGAACGCACAGTGGCAACAAGAGCCCACATCCGAAGAAACTTCTATTTTAAAACGAGAATGGTGGCAACTTTGGGAAAAACCTACCCCTCCTTTGCAATATATCATACAAAGTTATGATACTGCGTTCAGTTCTAGGGAGACTGCGGACTTTTCTGCGATTACAACGTGGGGAGTTTTCTATAATGAGGTGACAGGAAAGCCAAACGTTATACTTTTGGAAGCAGACAAAGGAAGATGGGACTTTCCAGAACTTAAAAGGATAGCATTAGAGAAAAATCAGTATTGGGAACCCGAACAAATTATTATAGAAGCAAAAGCAAGTGGTATGCCTCTCACTCAAGAGCTACAAGCCATGGGTATACCCGTTATAAATTTTACTCCAAGCAGAGGTAACG